TGATACCAGTCCCTGCATCTTGCATACGACGTAGGCGTGTATACGCAAAAGTATACGTGGTTGAGCTATCCGGCGTAGGCCAAACTGTGATGGTTGGGTACGCTACGTTGCCTGTTTGAGAATTAGTTTGCCCACTCAGGCGATTAATCCAAACCTGAATGGGTCGGCCTGTCGCGTTTTTGTTAGGAATCATCCAGTAAGTAGAACTGGAAATGCGCGTGATGTTAATGTCTTGCTGAGTAGTACCCGACCCTGTGCGAATAACGTGATCCAAAAGATCGACCGTATCCAAAGGCAGGTTATAAGTGGCAGTGCCCGGAGTTAACGTAATCAATCCAGACGCATCTAAAGTCCAGAGATTAATGCCTCGGTTTGCCCATTCCATGAGCAAAAGGTTAAGGCTACGAACTGCCGTACGGAAGTCGTATCCAGAGCGTAATTCTGCCCCGCACCGTTCAAACGCTTCTTCAATGATTTCATTAACATCAGGAAGAAACGATGTAGTGCCGGTTGTCTGCCCCAACGCTGAGGTTGTCATTTACCTACGTTCCTGTACTGTCTAACCTTTTTTGCGATCCGATCAGGCTGTTTTACAAACTGTTTACCTGACGACTTTCCTTTCCGTTTAGCACGAGTCGTAGCCGCATATTCCGACGGACTTAACGACTTAATTGCTGCTTCTGGCAAGTACCGTTCACCAGTTTTGCTAGAAGGTTTACCACTCTTGGTTCGCCACTTTTGTTGCGTCCAAGCCCTCAAGGATTGCTGAGGCTTTTTAATCACGATACCCGCCACCCTTTTCTTTGTACTTTTTGGCTAGGAGTTGAGCTTTTCGTGCGCTCCACTGCCCTGCCTTAGTACCCTGCGTTGCGCTAGCCTTGATTTTATTAAACAATGCTTTACGCATAGATGGTTTCGTATAATTACCAGCTTTATTGACTGCCATTAGCAATTCCATGCCCGTAGGCTTTTGTTGATCCTGCTATTCGGATCACGTGCAGTTTTAGCACTCGTGAGCTTCTTTTTCATGCCTTTCATTCTCCGACAGAATGAATCCCTACGCTTGCCGCCTTCTGGTTGCGGGGCTTTTAAGTGAGCACCGTGAGCACGGTTATAGCTTGCTCTACCCTTAGCATTAAGCCCGCCATTAGGGTTTTTGCCCTCTTTGCGAGTCCAAGCCTCAGTCTTGCCGCCTTTAGCCATACCGCCTTCGCAATACACTTTCGTGGGGACGAGCGCATCTTTCCTAACTATTTTCTTAGGATTAATAGCGCCCATTCCCCGCGAAGCCATCATGGTTTATTTACCGTGATAGTGTTTACGAATATGCTCGTGATGAGGCATATGGCTCTCTACGTGACCACCGTGTTTGTGATGATGCACGTGAGCAGTCATATGCTCATGATGATGTTTTGGCTCGTGATGCTTGGGGTGATGAACGTGACCGCCCTTCGCATGATGCTTAACATGATGATGTTTCATTTCAATCTCCTAATTAACGCATTTTACAAGAAGTGTGACCCTTCACAGCAATACCATCGGCTCGACGATGCTTGTGTGACCCAACGTGTCCACCGGAAGCCATTTTAACCATTTTGGCTTTGGTATGTCCTTTCTTAACATGACCATCGCCATGCTTAGATTTGTCGCTACCGCCGCCAATCATTTTTTCAGTCCCCTTGCGGTCTTTGGTAAATTCCTTACCTTTCATAGCGGTCATACCGCCTTTCGCGTGATGTTTCACATGGCCTCCACGGGCATAGTGGTGATGATGAGATACGTGAACGTGACCGCCATGAGCCATTCCGGGCATAGCACCGGGGCCAGCCGCCATTGGGCCAGCGCCAGCAGCGGGCATAGCAGCCGCAAGAGCCGCAGGATTAACCGCCATACGAGGGCGCGCCATACGCGCACTAACGCCACCACGCGCCATTTTCTTCGTATGATGTTTAGGAGCATGTTTTACATGTCCGCCTTTCTTGTAACCCATCTCCTTGTGCTCCTTCTTTTCATGCTCCATAACACTCTTAGGCGCATGACCGCGCTTCAGGGCTTTCATTTCGGCTTGCGCCATTGCTTTCGATTCTTTCATAACTTTTCCACCTTTTTTGTAAGGGATCATTCCTTTGTAACCAGTAGGATTATTTGGGTCTGGCTTAGGAGGGGGAGGAGGGGGAGTCTTGTGAGCTATCCTAGCCGCAGCTAATTCAGCCTTCATTTCTCGCTCATTATCGGTTTCATCAGCCGATCCACCCGCACTAAACCGCTTTTTGCCTTTCATATCTGCCTCGTGAAAATGTTTTCCAACTTTTTGAGGTATACCAACCTTTTTAGCGAAGCCCGGATTGTGGGCTACGGCTTCCATTAAGCGGTGTTGACGCTTACTTACGCTTGGCATGACTCATTTTGCCTAAAGTTTGTGCTAAACGCGCCCTTTGACCGACTTTTCCCGGCTTTTTAGCCGCTGAAGCAAGCTTTTTAGCTGGAATTTTTTGTCCAGCGGGCACTTTTAACTGTTTATGCAATGCACCGGGGTGCTTAATTGCTTTACTAATCCATCTAGTATCAGTCATCCGACTCTCCCAGTCAGTTTTCTGATCGACTTATGATCCCAAATGCGTAATGAGAGCCATATAATCGACAGAATACTGGCAAAAAAGGTCAAAATTGGATCAAATACATTAGCTGCCGCGCTAAAAGCAAGTACACCTGACACTACATCTAGCCCGTTTTTAATCACATCATGTTTATCAACCATGATAATTCCGCCTTAACCGTAAAATACAGTCGCGTAACCTACCGCAGTGGTAAAAGTCAGGTACACATCGTTGGTGAATCGCACACCTTCCCCGGGGAGAAGTAGGTATGCAGTGCCGTTTGGAACAGACAGAGTAATTCTAGCTGTGCCAGTTGAGCTACCATCATCAAACGTCAGTGTACCTGCCGTAGTACCGTTCCAGTAAATACCCTTGACGCGAACCCCAAGAGTAGGATTCGCGCCACCGATGCCCAATAATCCGCTGCTATTAGCTTGTACGGATTTAACATCTGTTTGAGTAGTCATGTACTACTCCCTATTAGTAAGTCGCCGGAGATGGGGTCACTAATGGATTCGGCGGGGTAACCGGATACCACGAACCGTCTGGGCTGCGTACAACGTAGCTGAACACAAATCCAAACGCACCCGCGCTAATCGCAGGGTTCGTGCCGCCAGTAAACGCCAAGTTCAATTGGACGATAGCGTCAGTCGGGCCGGTATTCAACAACATCGCCAACGGAGTCGCGCTCGAAGTCGCAACCAATGGAGCCGTAGCCGAAGCGGTCGAGCCAGAATTCGCTAAAGCATACGTACCAACGCTGGGCAACGAAGCCGTGGTCAAAGTCGCCGTAGCAACCGTTTGAGCCGTAGCATAGGTCGTGTTAGGGGCACCCACTAACTGCACGTTCACCGCCAAGCTGGTTGGCGCACCGCTAAAAGTGATAGCGGAAGTGATGTTCATGTCAATGTTGTCAATGTAAGAACCCGCTGGGATACAGATCGGGTAGTTCACGCCGTTGACGGTGTAGTAGGGGATAAAGGTGCTGGGGAACGAAGCCGCCGCAATGCCGGTTAAGGTCGATTGGGGGATCGACAAAAATTGAAGCGCGTCGCTTGCGCCGGTGTTACGGTAGCTTTGCCCCGTTCCGGTAGCCGATAAATAGTTCGCGCTAGGCGTGTTCGAGACAACCGCTGCTGGGTTGCTGTTCTTCTGCGTACCCGACAAAATCGGGCCTAAAAATGTTTGAATGCTCATTATCTACTCCTTTATGCACAAGTAGCCATACCATCTGTGCAACGTCCATCTAGGAATGGTTGGTACGGCTTTGACCCTAGTTAAATACTTTATACACAAGAAAAGGGGGGCTGTAAAGCCCTTTTACAAAATTTTATTCGATTTAATTAAATTCTCCTCCCTAGTGATGACCCGTAGGTTCCAAGGGACATGCAAGCCGCAGACTTCCTCCGACCGCAGAGGAATGATATGGTCGACTACATACTGCGTATTCGTGCTTTTGCTAAGGGTGATAGCAGACTGATAAATAGCTCTAATTTCCCGTTTTTCTTGCGTTGTAAGCCACGGTGGAGTAGCCTGTCTATGCTTACGTCTACGAGCTTTTGTATCGGCCCTAACCCAAATTATATTACGTTCTTTCCAAGCTTTTTGATAACTCCGTTTAACCTCAAGAGGGCGAATATTAGCCGCCTCAATAACTTTATCTTTATTTTTTAAATACCATTCATGCTTCTTTTCCCGTACATGACGCTTACGGTTATAGTCAGTAAAATAGTCTTCTCGTTTAGCGGCAGATTCTTTCCAGTGCGTCTTTAAGCACTCAATACAAACGCCTTTTGTTTTTCGCGGCGCAATATGCCCGTGTTTACAGGGTTCCCCCGTAAAATAATACTTAGCATTAGTTCGTCTAGCTTCTTCTCGCGTTCTTGGCAAAGTTGAAATGTCCATATACCCTCCTGAAACTTAGTAACAGGTAATGTACACTAGTTCAACACAAAAGAAAAGGGGGATGAGTTTTACCCCATCCCCCTTCGTAAGTGCCTGATTTTAGGCTACGCCAAAGACGCCCAGTGGGTCACTATAACCGAAGCTATAGCGTTCACGGCTCTTATAACGTACGTTCCCCGTGTCGAAGTCTCCATCCATTGAGTTTTGCAACGGAGTACGCTCGAACATCTTCAGGCCGTTTGGCACGTCCGTCAGGATGTAATAGCCGTGGGTGTCAGTCAAGAAGTGGTTCACTTTGAACCCTTCCGAAATCGTTCCCATAGCCTTCAGAGCGTTGATGTCGTTGTCCGAGGTGCCAACACGCAGCTCAGTGTCAAGCAGACGCTTGGCAACGAACATTTGGTTTGGTGGGACAACAAGCTTACGAGGTTTCGCAGCGATCAACAGACCACGCTCGTCCGTCCAGCCAGCAATCTGAATCGTCGCCGCTTCCAGCGAAGTTTCGTTGAGGTCAGGTGAGGTCGAGAAGGTGTTGCTGTTCGTACCGCCAGAGACCAACGGGTGAGCAGTCGAGAACAAGGTTTGACCGTCGCCACCAGTATACTGGGCATTGAACCCGTTATTGATGATAGCAGCAGCCTTGACTTGCTTCGTGTACGCCATAGCGCGGGCCAAAGCCTTCGTATAACGCTTGGAAAGCGAGTCATACAAGTTGTCTTCAATCGCTTCTTCAGTGATCGAGAAGCCCAACGCGATGGTCTCGTGGTTGTAACGAGCAGTCCATGCTTCTTGTGCGTTATCGTACGCAATTGCTTGACCTTCGTTCTTCACCGGAGCCGCGTTAAAGCCCGACAGCTTGGTTTCTTCTTCAAAAGAACGCTCTGAAGTTTCCACTTCAAATAATTCTTTATGCTCTTCGCCATAAGAGGCGTACTCCAGACCGAACAAAGCGTTCAATCCCGGGAGTAATTCCTTCAATAGTTGTGCGCGTGAAATTGCCATGTTTATTTACTCCCTATTACACGCCAGTTGCGATTTGATAGGCTTGGTAACCGAAGTTCCATCCCACAATCACTTCCGGATAACCAACAAAAGATACCGCGCCGTTCTGAGTCCAAGTCACAGAAGACGACACAGTAACAGTGTTAGTGCTCGTAACAACGCCCGTCACGTAAGTCGTGTTGCCCGGTGCGCCAGCATTGGTGCCAGAAACGCCGCCAACAACAACTTGCATACCGGGTTGTAACCCAGCAGACGAAGCGACCACAAACGAAGTGCCCGAACCAGAGGCAGAAGTAATGGTCGTGGAGACCGTCACAGCCGTATCCGGAACTAATTGGACAATTCGGAAACAAGGCGAGGTGCCCGCACCGGTAGCAACGGTTTGCGGGATGTTACCAGCAACCGAAGACGAAACAGTGGGGTTACCGCCAGACACGCCAGCATACGAGTCGCCATTCGAAGAGCTACCGCCGTTACCCGCGATTAAGAACGCATTGGTTCCTAAGAAGCGAGGCGACATGTAACCAATCGTGGTTCCAGTGTTTGCTTGAGTGTTAGCAGAGCCTTGAGCTTGCGACACAACTGCCACGCGGAACAAAGCTTGAGGGTCATCGACCACATAAGCAACCGCGTCAGGAGCATTAGTGCCACCAGCGTAGTATTGATAAGGGTTTTTGCCGTAAATCGGGCCACCAGTCGTGCTGTATGTGCAACCAACAAACACGCCAAGCTGACCAACATAGCCAGATGCCAAGTTTGAAGAGTTGGCGTTATAGCCAGTAATGATAGCGTCGCCAGCCGAAAGAGATACTACGTCACCATAATAGATGCTCGTAGCATAACCCTGCTGGATGGGAATCATGCGGGTTGATCCAGAGTAAACTCGACCGCCCAACAGATTCACCGGTTTTAGCCCGTATGGGGCCGAAACAGTCGGATATGCCATTGAAGTCTCCTAAAAAATTAAAAATTACTTCCCACGTCCAAAGGAGACCGTAGATTTCTTTTCAGTGAACATATCCATGTTCGATCTACCATCTCTTTCCCGCAGGAAACTATTGTCTACACCATCCATCTGAGCTTTGTTCATATTGTCGTAGTAAGCGCGACGCTGTTTCACTCGCTCTTCAGGCATCTTGCACAGGAGCAAACCACCAATCTCAACGCAATCTTTAAATCGACTGGTCGGATTGTCATCTGCTAAGTGCATAATCTCTGGAACATCAGAAGCCTTTACAGGTTCCCAACCTTCCCTAAACCTTGCGGATACGTTAGTAGGGTCATTAGCACCCATATAGCTAATCCGGATATACTTGAACTTCCAGCCCGGTACGGGATTCGGCTCAGGTAATAATTGTGGCGGTGCCCAACTCTCTTCACGAGCGGTTGCGTTCCGATTTTCTAACTCACGAGCTTGATGATTCTCAGCCATTTGTGTTCTCCAATTTCAGTTTTTCACGGGCATACGCTTCAGGGGTCAATCCTAATCTTTTTGCAATTGCGGCTTCAGAGGCCGTGATACGGACTTGCCTAGAAGAACTTGTAGACCGTGTTGCCGGAGCAACTACAGTGCTGATCTTGCGGGCAGGTTTTTCAGACTCTGATCCCGTGGTTTGCGATTCCTCATCAAAATAATCAGGAAATCGTTTTTTCATCGTCTCATCAACTCGTCGGTAGTAATCGTCGCTTCTTGGGTCGACGCCTGACCGGACTAACTTTTCATGCAGACCCAGAGCGAGGGCAGTCATCTCCTCATCTGTCCCAAACCACTCATTGTTCTGTCTCCAAGCTTCCGCTTTGGGGTCAGCAGCTACACGAGATTGTTGAGCTGGAATCTGTGGTTGATTTTGTACACTAAAATCTGACTCTTGTACAGAGGGTCTGAAGTTTGAAACTTCTTTTAGTTTCAATTTAGCGTCCGTCAAAGCCTCCTGAGCTTCCGTGATCTTGTCCGCATCACCTGACTCATAAGCGCGCTTTAAGCTTGCTTTGGCATTATCTAACTCAGCATTAGCTGACTTAGTAACTTCACTGATGAATACCTTTTCACCAGCTCCAAGTCTTTGTTTTAATTGACGATTTTCTTCATAGGCCCGCTGTGCAAAAGCAAACGCCTCTTCTTTTTCACGAGCAGCGGCTTCCTTAGCCCTACGCTCGTCGTGCCAGACTTTTTTCATCTGGGAAAGGCGCTTTTTAACCTTATCGGAATACTCCTCAAGGTCGTCTTTTTCCAGTTCTTCTACTAAATTTTTGGGCAACGGAGCGCGATTGCGGTCTGCTGCGGGGGTGTCATCCACCACTTCCACGTTGAATTTATCGTCAAGTTCTTGATTTTCCGACATTTTTAGCCTCCTGCGCGTGAGATACCACGCGGGTCTTCGACAACGCCGTCAACGCTGTCATCGTTAATGATGCGCCATTCAGTCCCGTGGATTCGCACCCGCGTTCCTGCATAAGCTCTTGTGATAATAAAATCGCCTTCTTTACACCACGGCCCTGAAGGGAACCGCTTCTTGTCTTTATAAGCATCCGGCCCGACCTTAGCTACAAACAGCACTAGGGTTGTTTGCTCTTCGATGTTCACCGTCCTATCAGACTTTAAGATGGCGCTGTCGCCAAACGTATCCTCAATTTTAGGCACCATACATAAAATATGGTATCCAGTCGGTTCAGGAAGCTGTTTTGCTTTCCGTTCCACTTCACTCATTGTCTTATCGACATCTATATCAGCCATCATCTTCCTCCACTTTTTTTGCAAGGTCTAAAATTAGTTGCACCGCAAAGTCAAGTCCTTGAGTGACCCCGCGTAGTCTGCTGTACTCTTCTTG